CTACCTACCCTGTAACACTACTACCATTAAAATTTAAAAGTAATCTCCCTTATATTAAGTGTATTGACCTTACCGTTCTCATTATACTTTCTAGAAACAAAGTCAAATGCAACCTCTTTTACTGTACTCAAAATTAACTCCTCTTTTTGCTCAACATTCAACTTACTCCAACCTTTAATCAATATATTATCAATCATATTTAACTGTTCATTCGTAACTGTTTGTGTACTTTCCACTTCCGCACCAGCACGTTCAACTTCATCAAGTATCTCTTTAGTTTCATCCATTAAATTAAAATACTCATCATCTTCAATGTAACCTAATGACCATGATCGTGTGAGTTTCTCACGTTGTTTCATAATTTTATCTATGTCGTAATCTAGTTTAGGTGTACTTTCTTCTACGATATCCACTTTAAACTTATTCATGTCATATGTTTTGAGTAACTCTATAAACTTATCTTCTACTTCACTTTCATTGAATGAAATAGTTTGAACGTTTTTGTCTTTTGAACACGTATCACATTTATAGCGTCTTACTTCGTAAGAATATCCTTTTTTATCCGTTATCTTACCAGCGTATAGATGTAGCTTGTTATGGCACTGAGGACACGTTAGAACGCCTCTAAATATAGCATGATGTTTTACCTTACTTCTATGTGTTTTGTTCTCTATAACGTCTATAATACGCTTATAATCACTTTCTGATAACACTGGCTCATGCGTATTCTCAATATACATATCTCCATACTTAGTATGGCCACGTAAGACTGGGTTTTTCATCAATCTAATAATAGAAGTTCTATTCCATTTCTTAATCTTCGGTACGTTGACCTTCTTTAAATTCATCTGTCTAGCAATCTCATTCCCCGATACACCATGTTTAAATTGCTCGACAAGATAATCAATTACCCATTTATGCTCATTAGGAACAAGTTTTCCATCTACATTGTCATAGCAAAAGGGAGCTTCTCTAATATAGTTACCTTCTCTCACTGCTGCACGACTACCAAATAATGCACGTTCACGTATTGTAGCACGTTCCCATTCGGCCATAGCACCTACCATAGTGATAAATAACTTACCAATGGCAGTTGTGGTATCAAATACTTCAGTAGCACTCTTGAACGCTACGTTATACTTCTCGAATGTTTCTAGCATTTCAAGTAAGTCTTTAACGTTACGTGTTAATCTATCCAATTTATAAACCAATACTAGATCATAATACTCTAGGTTATCCATAATACGTTTTAATGCTGGTCTATTCATTGAGCCACCACTTACACCAGCGTCAGTAAACACTTTGAAATCGTGCCAATTCTGTACCTCACAAAAGGCTTTTAACTTCCGCTCTTGCTCATGGATAGAATAACCTTCCGTTGCTTGCTCATAGGAACTTACTCTTGTGTAGATTGCCACTTTCATTAAATCACCTCAAAAAAAGTAAAAAATAATAAGGGTAGACAACCTACCCATAAAAATTGTTGATATAATTTTGCATAAACAAGCTACTTCTTTTCCAACCTAAAACGCTGTAAATATGATCAGTTCGTCCATATGTAATATATAAATAAGCCATCTCAGTTTTCATTCCATTGACATTTTTAATCGGATAAACTGTTTTTGCAAAACCGTGTGAGGCAGTTAAAAAATATACATTTTCTGTTGTTAGCACCAAGATACCTTTTTCTTTAGTCTCTAAACGATACCCATGTCGTTTATATTTTTTAACTCTTTTTGTAGAACTTGCTTTAACTGCGTCAATTACTTCTTCGGTATCAGTTTTGATTTTATTATAAAACGTAGCTTCCCTAGTATTAGATACATTCGCATCTATAAAATCAACACCGAAATAATTATATGAATTTTCTATCGATTCTTGTTCTTGTTGTTCTTGAATTATAGCTTTCTGTTTTTCTTTTTCTTCTTTCCTTTTTTCACGTTCTACTTTAATACTTTTCCTTTTAGGTGGTTCTTCATATTTAGCTACACCTGATTTAGAAATTTTAGCTTTTCTATCAACAAGTTGATACTTCGCAATCACTACTAGTGACAGCACTAAACCAATAATACTAATCCCTTTATTTCCTACTCCTAATAAACATGAGGCGAAAATTACCCACATGATCCATTTATTTTGTTTCATGTTTCTCTCCTTTGTTTAATTTATATTTTTATATTCAAACACTCGCAATGGTTCGAATTGAATTACATATTTACCACAACGAGTGGAATAACCATATTTTTGTTTATAATGTTCAATACTTTGTAGGACAAAACTTTCTGTAACTTCAAAAAAATTAGCAAGTTCATATAAATTATGAATACCTTGCAAAAATGCTTTTACAATATCTTTGAGAGGGACTAACTTTTCGTAGGCTAACCTACGTGCATAACCTTCAAATTTTCTATGATTAAAATTACTTTGATCAACTATACTCCCATATGTAAGTTCGTTATGAGCAAGTTCCTCTGCAAGTGTTTCAAGTTTGGAAGTGATAGGCAGATTACGATTAATTAAAATCATATCCCCAAGCCATAAACCAGATAATCTTTTAGGTAAGTTATCACATTCAATGACTTCAATATAGTCATGTTCAATTAACATATCCTCATATTTCCCCACATAAAACACCCTTTATTTTCTTTTACTTCTTATGTATTCAGCGTAATCAAGAATTTCTTGCCATTCTTCATCTGTTAAATCACCATCAAGATGTGCTGCTAAATGATTTGGTTTTTCTTGTTGTTCGTTTTTAGGAAAGAAATCATCAATGCTGCAATTTAAGATATGTGAAAGGTCGAATAAAACATCTTGATTAGCTTTTCTTAGACCTTTTTCGTATCTACTAATTGCTTGTCTACTAACATCTAATTTATCGGCTAATCCTTGTTGGGTTAAACCTTTTCTTTCTCTAAGGTTTTTAATTTGATTTCCAATGTAAAGTGCTAGTTCTTCTTGACTCATTTTAAATTTCCTCCGTTGTTTTGTTAAATTTATTATACATTATATGTCACCAATTTGGTAGCTTTATTTTGCAAAAATATATTTTTTTTAGCACTTTTCTATTTACATGTCACCGTATTGGTGCTAATATTGATTTTGTAAGTGAGGTGATTACTTATGCAATATAAATTATATGCCTTGCGTAAAGGTGACTTTACTCAAGAAGAAATGGCTAAAATTTTAAATATTAGTCGTAACTCTTACATCAATAAAGAGAAAAGTAAAACACCATTCACTTCAGATGAAATGTTTATTATTTCAAATTTATTAGGTAAGAGTATGGAAGAAATTTTTTTACCACGTTGTCACCAATTAGGTGACAAAAGCACCAAAATTAATTTTAAGGAGGAACTAAAATGAATGAATTACAAATTTTCCAAAATAAACAATTCGGAAATTTAGAAATTTTAACTATCGAAGGTAAAGAATGGTTCCCAGCAATTAAAGTAGCTGAAATTTTGGGATACACAAATCCAAGAAAAGCTATTAGAGACCATACAAAAGAACGTGGGGTAACGATTCGTTCCGTCATCGATAAATTAGGTAGAAAGCAAAATAAGAAATTCATTGATGAAGGTAATTTATATAGATTAATCACTCGTTCAAAACTACCTCAAGTAGATGAATTTGAGGAATGGGTGTTTGAAGAAGTTCTACCACAAATTAGACGTACAGGAACTTATTCAATTAATCCAACCATTCAAGAATTAGCGAATAATCCAGAATTAATAAAAATGTTGGTTGAACAAATTGCAAGATTAAATGATTCGACAACTAATCAAAGCAAAGATTTAGATTATTTAAAACAAGCAGTTACAGGCGAATATGTAACGCCACAAGATATTGTTGCAATTAAATATGCGATTACAAACAAAGCAGAGAAATTTGTAGAAGGATTAGGAGTTCAACTTTCACTTGATGATGTAATGACTGTAGATGTTTACGAGTTAGCTAAAGAAAACAAACGTCAAGAGCAACAGAAGAATTATCACATCGGTAAAGCTAAGAGTAGATTACTCGTATTAACTAAAAAACATCTAGGTATGAAAGGTAACGCACCTAACAATCATATCAAACGTAAAGATGTAGACTTAGCTATTCAATTTATCAAAGACGTTAGACCATCAGCAATCGAAATTTAAGGAGGCATAGAAATGGAAGGTAATCGCTTAGAAAAAATATTAGAAGTTATCGAAGGAATGCCAAAGTATGAATGGGACAGAATTGTTCAAGAAGTTAACAAAGCATACAGCCATAAGACCGTCAAGGTGGAGCTTGACAGTCATAGCTGTGAAGTAATTAGAAAATCACTTAGTTAAAAAAGGATAACTAAATTATACAAAAAGGAGGCATAACCATGCACTTAAAAATTCATATTGTATTAAATGATATTGCAAAATTAAAAAACACTCTGGAGCAAATTGAAAGTATTCGCTCACAAAGTGTTGAAAGTATAAATGTAGAAATAATTGTCGATTCTAATCATCCATCTCATCCAATGCAGCTTTGATGTAATTCAAGTTTTCTACAATTACTTTGCCATTTACTACAGAAGTACTACTAACAGGATTACTATTTGCTGCATATTTAGTAAGTTTCGCATTATGCTCCAACATTGCGATTACCAAATCTGTCGCTAGTTCTTTATTAGTTTTACTCATCATATCCACCTCCTTAGGTTGATAACTAAATTATACATGAAAGGAGAGATAACCATGTTAAAGAAACTAAAAATAGCACTCCTAATCGTCATCTTGGCGGAGGAGATTAGAAGTGCTAGAAAACCAAATATCGAATTAAATGGAAAGCAACTAGCTAAAATAGTGAACGATGAAAATGCAAAGAATGCTGAATTATTTATTTTCCAATAAATCTAGTTTTTCTAAAAGTTGGATAAGCATTTCATCATTAGCTTCTCTAACAGCACGAGTTTTATAGCCACTAATTACTAAAGGGTTATTGTCTGGGTTTTCATCTCTAAATATTTTTATCAATTCTTTAGCACGTTCATTACGTTGGCTGAAAAACTCTTCTAATTCATACGGTTTAATTTTACTCATATTCACACCTCCTTAGAGGTGATTATACACGAAAGGAATGATCGATATGTCAGAAGAAATGTATAACTACTTTTTAAACTTTATGTACAAAGCTGGTGCATTACAAAAAGTAATTGAGGAGGAAGAACAACATGGAAAACAAAAAACTACTAACTAAAGATTTACGTTTGATCAATATATGTTCAGATATAGAACTAGAACTCGCAGCAGACTACTTACTAACAAAATACCCACAAAGAGTTGATAACTATTTGCACGATGAAAATAATCGTGGACTTGCCTATCACATATGTGGTTATGACGGTAAGTGTCAGCAGAAATTCATTGAAGATATAAAATTCACTCACAATGTGAACGTATTTTAAGGGGGTGATGAGATGACTAACGAAGATAAAACGATCGTGATCGCTGGAATAATGTTTTTAGCCTTATCCACTGCACTTACAATTACAGGATTATTCTTTATGCAAGCACTAGGTGTAGGAGTAATTGCAGCAGTAGTGACATATGTATTCTTCGACACTTGTTACTACGCAAAAAAAGACTGAATGCTATCGGCAAATAGCAAACAGTCGGAGTATCAACAAATAATATTCAATTTAATCATACAACGGGAGGATAAATCGTGCAAGAACTAAATATAGATGAGAAGAACGCAATCGAACTTTCAATGCTTGCTATCGAGAACAGAACGCTTAAACAACGAATAGCGTTAAAAGATGAAATCATCGATGACTTAATGAAAGATATCCGATACTGGTCAACAATGTACCAGTCAGCAAACACTAGAGCAGATAAAAACGCACAAGATATAGCTAGATGTACGGAGGTGCATGAACGTGAAAGAAACAGTCACTTATATAATCAAACGAAAAGATAACGACTTATATGTAACCAACATGCCTAGTCATAACTTCCCAGCAATCAAGTACTCAACTGAATTCAGAGATGCAAAAGAATTTAACGGAGTAGATAAAAGTTCGATAGACATGACGGTACACAAAGCTATCAAACATACGCACATAGAACAAGATAAGTATGAGGAGGTAGAACTTGATGAGTGAAGAAAAACAAGAAACTCAAGAAAAAGTAAGCATACTCAAAAAGTTAAAGATAAATAATATTGCTGAGAAGAACAAAAGGAAATTCTATAAGTTTGCAGTTTACGGAAAAATCGGCTCAGGTAAAACAACGTTTGCTACTAGAGATAAAGACGCTTTCGTCATTGATATTAATGAAGGTGGAACAACGGTTACTGATGAAGGATCAGATGTAGAAATCGAGAACTATCAACATTTTGTTTATGTAGTAAATTACCTACCTCAAATCTTACAAGAGATGAGAGAGAACGGACAAGAAATCAATGTTGTGGTTATTGAAACTATCCAAAAACTTAGAGATATGACATTAAATGATGTGATGAAAAACAAGTCTAAAAAGCCAACGTTTAACGATTGGGGAGAAGTTGCTGAACGAATTGTCAGTATGTACAGATTGATTGGACGACTTCAAGAAGAATACAAATTCCACTTTGTCATTACAGGTCATGAAGGTATCAACAAAGATAAAGATGATGAAGGTAGCACTATCAACCCTACTATCACTATTGAAGCACAAGAACAAATTAAAAAAGCTATCACATCTCAAAGTGATGTATTAGCTAGGGCAATGATTGAAGAATTTGATGATAACGGAGAGAAGAAAGCTAGATATATTTTGAACGCTGAACCTTCTAATACGTTTGAAACAAAGATTAGACATTCACCTTCAATCACGATTAACGATAAGAAATTTGTAAACCCTAGCATCAGTCAAGTAGTAGAAGCAATCAGAAACGGAAATTAAAAATTAATTAAAAGGACGGTAATCAATTATGAATTTCAATTTAAACTTACAAAACGCTCAAAAATTAGGTAGCTACATGAAACCAGGTCAATACAGTGTGAAAATTAAGAACTTCGAAAGTAAAAACTCTAAAAACGGACATCCTCAATTTGTTATCACATTCACTCACAGAGAAGAAGGAGACTTCACTCATTACGCTAACGCTGATATGGAAAATGAGTTTGCTAGAAACTGGATCTACACATTCTTAGATGACTTAGGTGTACAAGGTGATAACGGAATGTTCAATTTCACAGAAAGAGATGTTATTGGTAAACCAATCAATATTGAATTAGAACGTAAATACAATGACTATACGGATAAATGGAACACTTCATTAAAACGTGTTTGGAAATTTGATGGCACACCAGTATTTGAAAAATATGAAATTAAAGATAATCAAAAGAATAGTAATGAGCAACAAACAAGCAAACCTAGTTTGAACAGTCCAAACAACCCATTCGCAAATGGTAATGATTCAATTGATATTAGTGATGGAGACCTTCCATTCTAATCGGAGTGATTTAAGTGCAGCAAATTATTAAGTATCAACAAAATAGCAAAGGTTTATACGATGTGGTTATTACCAACGTTGAGATACCTGAACAAGCTATTGATTTATTGAACTTAGGCAAGCCTATTAATGTTGATTGTTCAGTGATAGATCCAAACTCTATCACTGGCAAACAACGTAGGTTGATATTCGCATTATGTAACGATATAGAGGCACATACAGGACAGCCTAGAGATTACATGAGGCAAATGTTTCAAGACTATGTGAAGTTCTTATATGGATATGAACAACGAATTTCATTAGCTGATTGTACAAGAACGATTGCTAAACAAATTATAGATGTAATGTTCGAGTGGATATTCACTAATGGAATACCACTTAACTACAAAACAAGCGAAATGATGAAAGAAGATAAAAATTATCTCTATTGGGCAACTATTACAAGACATTGTGTCATATGTGGTCAACCTAATTCAGACTTAGCGCACCTAGAAGCAGTAGGTAGAGGGATGAACAGAAATAAGATGAATCACTATGATAAACACGTTTTAGCGTTGTGTCGTAAACATCATACGACGCAGCACCAAATGGGGATAGAAAGTTTTAACGATTATTATCAATTACAAAATAGTTGGATAAAAGTTGACAGTAAATTAAATGCCATGCTGAAAGGAGAGAAAGCAGAATGCGATCAGCAATGTTGAGTTTTGAGGATAGAATGGAAATTTCTGAAAGAATTAGAGAAATCAGATTGAATGCTGAACTAATACAATATGAATTTGGTGAACGTTTAGGTGTAGGTCGTGTGACTGTTAATCGTTGGGAAAACTTTGCACAGTTACCACCAATGAAAATAATTAGAAAAATGGCTAAGGAATTCAACACTACACCTCAGTGGATATTGTACGGAAGTGATGAAGTATGAGTGACAAGGTGAAAACTAGCATTACTGGTTACGGACTTGTATTCAAACGAGTAATGAAAGACAGAAATATCAGTATAGAAGCTAAAGCATTATACAGTTACTTATCAGCTTATGCTGGTGCAGATGAAAGTGCATTTCCTAGTGTAGATCTAATCAAACATGAATTAGGTATCGGTAAACATAGATTTTTAAGAGCAAAAAATGAGTTGATTGATAACGGTTATTTAATGGTTGATAGAAAACAGACTAAGAATATTTACGGAAGTAACTTATATACATTGTTTCATAGTCCTCGACAGGTTGATGGTCGACCCGTCGAGGACCGACCTGCCTATGACCGACCGGTCGACAGTCAACCCACTACAAATAACAGTATTACAAATAACAATATTACAAGTAACAGTAAGACAATTAATAATAGCGCAACTGACGTTACGCGTGAACGTTTTGAGGAATGGTGGAAACTTTACGACAAGAAAAGAGATAAAAAGATTTCCTTTAAAAAGTTTGAAAAGTGCTTAAAGCAACATTCATTCGAAGAAATTATGCAAGGTACACGTATGTATCTGAAAACTATTAAAGATAAGCAATATCAAAAAGATCCTAAAACATTCTTACACAACGAAAGTTATATGAACGATTATAGTGACGAACTACCTCAACAACATACTAACCAATATACAGACGCATTTGAACGTGCTGCACAATCTGATATGGAAAATTTACCGTTCTAAAGGAGTGATAGCGTGCAAGCATTTGGAGATATAGCTAAGCCACCTAAGTTTAAAAGTAAGGTGGTTAAAGAAGAAAAAGGTTTGAAGTGTGAAAAATGTGGTCGCACCTATGACTACTACGAATTTGAAAAGCAAGATGGATCAATTCAGAAAGTAAGATTTGGTTGTGACTGTGAGATGCAAGAACTTGCTAGACAATCAACAGAAAACTATCACAAAAAACAACGACGTATCAAAGCTGAAAAGATATTTAAACAATCTATTGTTAATCAATCACTAGCGAATGCAACATTTGATAGTTATGAAATAGATGAGAAAACTCAACCACAATTAGCTAAAGCAAAACGTATATGTAAGAAGTACGCTGACAATTTCAATTTGGATAATAAACAATCATTACTCATACAAGGGACATTTGGAACAGGGAAATCGCACCTATCTATGAGTATTGTCAAAGAAGTTAAAGCAAAAGGTTATACCGTTCTTTATATGAACGTACCACAACTTATCTCGACAATTAAAAATACCTATAACAACGGTACAGATATGACCGAGCAAGAGTTAGCAAAGATTATTAGTGATGTAGATTTGATGGTGTTTGACGACTACGGAATTAACATGAATGAGTTTGCTACCAGCAAGATGTTTGAACTGATTGAAAGTCGTATCGGCAAACACAATATTTTTACTACTAATCTAGATGAAAAAGAAATGACTAGAAATAAAGATTTGCAACGTATTTTTAGTAGGATCATGAGCAATACAACGCTAATCAAAATGGACGGTCAAGATTATAGAACTAAGGGGCTGAGATTTTGATTACGAAGGATAATATTAAGCAAATACTTGAGTGTAACGATATATATGCTCAGAAAATGGTTGATTGGTCAAATGGTGATGAAGAAGCATTAATTTTCCTTATGAATTGTAAATTGGAAGAACGTCGCAAAAGAGAGGCTGTGGTTGAATATGGGGCTTAGAGAAAATCAACCTAATTCTTACACTTTATATGAAAGTGACGGTTGGCCATTGTTGAGAGTGCTACCTAGAGATGATGGCACTTTCTACTTAACCAACTTAGGCGGAATGGCAGATAAATATTTTAAGAAGTATGTGACAAAAGAAGAACTAGCAGAGATGAAACGTAAGCATAAGCTGTTCAGAAAAGAAGAACTGAAACAGCAGACAACGATAGATGATTTTCTATGGGAGTGACAACGTGAGAGAAAGCGAAATTCAAAAACAAATTATTGAAACACTTAACGCAAATGGTTGCAAAGTCTGGCGTGCTAATGCTGGAACAGTTCGAGTAGGTGGCAGAACAATCAAACTGCTACCGAAAGGCTTTCCTGATGTATTCGGTGTGAGATTAACTGATGGAAAATTTATTGCAGTAGAGATTAAGAAGCCAAAAGGTAGAGTAAGCGATGAACAAGTGAAGTTCAGAGATTTCTTTGAAAAACACAATGTGATACATGGTATCGCACATAGTCCAGAAGAAGCAATAGAAATCGTAAAGGAGAAGATGAAGAATGGCAAAGATTAAACGTAAAGTAGAAATGACATTACCAGAATTAATTCAATGGGGTTGGAAGAACCATATTACAGAAAAAGCGTTTTATAGCAATCTCGATGGTGGTTCTGTGTATTTCGATAATCTTCAAAATGTATCGACAGAGCATGAAATTGCTATAAACGAAACTTTCACAGTAGAAATCGAAGAAGAAGTTACAGAAGATACAAAACTCCCTAAGTGTTTAGAAATTTCTTTTGATCGAAAAAGTGGCAGAGACATAGCGGTCGTTTATGAAAATTGCTCGGTTAAACAATTAACTGATAGAAATCCTGAACATTTACTAGATATAAGAACTATTCATCTAGTAAACGATGACGGAACGGTTAAACTCATCTGGAAAAATGGCGAATTGGTAGGTGATGAGTAATGGCAACAGTCAAAGCTGAAGTGTTAATCAGAGGCACGATTGAGTTACCAGCAACTAAAGAAACAGACGAAGAAATGGAATACACAATCGAACAAGCTAAGAAAAGTCCAGAAGAAATTTTCGACGATATCGACATTAAAGATGTAGATTTTCGTTATGAGCATTGGAAGTGATCGTATGCCAAGAGTAGTAACAAGAAACAATAAAAAATATTACAGAATGATAGTTACTGGCAAAAGGTATCATATTCCATTGGAAAAACTAGATTATGCAAATAAACATGGAATTACTGAAATGGCAATCAGAAATAGATTGAGATATGGCTGGACGATAGAGAGAGCAGTGACGGAGGGGATAATTGATGACTAGTATAGAATTACTCAGAAAAACTATTGAAAAAGAAAATGCTCGTATGGGAGATACATTAGAATACACATTTAAATATAAAGGTTATACGGCGCAAATAAGACGTGTACGAGAATACGGTCACTTATGTGGTTATGTAAAAGCTGATATTCAAAATGGTAGTAAAGAATATGAAATTGTAGATGAACATGCACATGGTGGTGTGACTTGGAATGAAAACGGTTGGATTGGTTTTGACTGCGCACATTTAGGAGATTTTTCGTTATGGCAATATGAAATGTTCGAAAAAATGGGCGGTATAAATCCAACGGTGATGAATGAGTTAGAAATTTATAGAGACTTTGAATATGTAAAAAGCAATCTACAAGAAATTATAGATGCATTGGTAAGGGGATAGGCGAATGGAGAACGTGAGAATAGTAGAACTCAACAAAGATGACATTGTGCAGTTCCAATGTGCTAATAAAAAGTTTAGTGCTTTTCAAACTGCGATTGTCAATCAAGTGTATGCAGAAGAAAAAAGATTAAAAACAATTTGGAAAGCAGAAGTGGAAAACCAAGCTGGACGTACATTTACGATAACTGATAACGACGATTTTATCAGAGTGAAAGAGCCTTTCACACGTAAGGTGGATATGCAGGAAGAACAAGACGTAGTGAATAAACCGAAACATTACACTTATGGCGATATTGAAGTAATTGATTACATTGAGCAAGTAACGAAAGACTACAAACCAGAATTAGCATTTGCGATTGGTAACGCAATCAAATATATCAGTCGTGCTAATCATAAGAATGGTAAAGAAGATTTAGATAAAGCACGCTGGTACTTAAAACGTGCATTTGAAAAGTGGGAGGACTAACTATGGTGTATATATACGAGCCATTCACACATACAGTGACTAAAACAGACTTATCTCATCTACACAACGTTACAGGTATTCCACACAACACGCTATGGTATCAAAGTAAACATGGTATCTATAACGATAAACTAAAATGTTTCTTTTCAGATACGTTACCTAGATTTAAGAAGAAACAAGAGTTTAACGAGAAAGTTGTCGTAGATGATGAGATTTGGAAGTATAGCGATAAATATGATCTATATGTGAGTAACTTAGGAAGAATGAAAACGCCGAATGGTAAATATAAATTCGGTAATGGTTGTAAAGGTGTAATCACAGTGATTTATAAGAATAGTAAATATCGTGCAGCTGACATTGTATATGAAACATTTATTGGTGGTTTAAAGACAGGTTATCATGCCTACCCTAGAGATAGTAGATACAACAATCTTGTAGTAGATAACCTATTCCCTTCTACAATGGCCAAGTATAGATTATATCGGAGAAATACAGGGCGTTCTAAACCGCTCTACCTAGTGGATAGCAACAATGAGATTGTAGAGGAGTTCGCAAGCACGGTAGAGGCACAAAATATATTGTTCGTTGACCGACGACATATTGCAAGAAGATGCAACAGTAAATGTGTAAGTGACGGATTAATGTATGTGTGGGCAGACGAATATGAGGAGTTGAACGCATGATATTATCCAACACAATCAACCAACGCTATCGCTATGCTACACAAGGCAAGACACCTACACAAATACAACAAGAGTTACGTGAGTTAGGTGTCAAAGGCTTTGTGGTTAAGGTAGCAGGAAGTAGAGTGACGATGAAAGTTAGTGAGTGTGACATAAAAAGGAACAGGGAGTGTTTGAGATGATACCTAAATTTAGAGCGTGGAATAAAGTAAGAGAAGAAATGATTGATGACTGTGATTTAGCTATAACTTCAGACGGTAGCATATTAGCTGGGGATTTAAATTATGATGAAGAATCGGGTATGCTTGCAGATGTTACAGATAATGTAGTAATAATGATGTCAACTAGATTGAAAGATAAGAATGGTACTGAGATTTATGAGGGAGATATCGTTAAATATAACATAGTACCTAATCCATTTTTAAGTGATAACTATTTTAAAATTATTCAAGCTAGAAGTGGGGAATGGCGTATAGATAATTATATAGAGGGTCGAGTGTTAATATTTAACGATCATCAAGTTGAGGTTGTAGGGAATATTTTTGAAAACAAAGAACTATTGGAGGATAAAGTAAATGACCAAAAAATATGAAATTAGATATTTGCAATCGCCACATTTAATGGAATATTATCCAAGATTTGATGACTGCAATCAATACATCTTTGATAGTACAAATGATTATTTATTAAGTGTTGTTAACGAACTAGATTTACACAACTTACATTTGCGTAAGACTGGTTTATATGAAATTGCAAAAGTGCATGGTGGAAAATTAATAAGCGAACCTATAAGAAATTTAACGGTAGATGAAATACTAGATATTGTTAATAAAGAAAATGAGTATGGACCAGTAGAAACAAAAAGATTACCGGAGGGCGAGTAAATGGCAGAATTACATTTTGGCTCAAAAGAGTATTTTGAAAAACAATCAGAATTTTGGTTTAAAGAGAATTCGAAGCATATTTCAGAACGTGACGCTTATAAGAAACAACGTGATGAACTCATCAATGATATGGCAGAAGTGAAAAGGAAGGCAGAGGCGTTTGATGAGATATTAAATGTTGATTATATAGTAGCACCTGACGATTATGCACATGAAGTCACGAAAATTGTAAATAAATATACGGAGGACGAGTAGATGGCATATAAAGATATGGTATTAAGACAACTAACACAAGTGGCTATTGATGAGCGCGATAATAACTATTTTGAAATGGCAAAGGAAGTTGAAGAGGTTTATCAAAAAGCTAAGGCATTTGATGAGATATTAAATTGTCCAGGCGGTAGCGCTATGGACGTTGCGTATTATGTGGATAAAATTGTTGATGAATATTATAAGGAGAGTGAAGAGTGATGAACAGTCTAAAAATTAAGCCATGTCCATTTTGTGGTGGTCTACCGGATATACGATATAGCTTCGATACATTATTAATTGAATGTAATAACAGAAAATGCAAAATACAACCGTCTACATGGTCGCATGTTCATTCCGATAGTGCAGAAAAACTTATAAAAATTTGGAACAAAAGAAAATTCGAGGAGGAATAATAAATGACAATGTTCCATATGTTAGAGCTAATTATAATTGGCGCATTTATTGCAGATTATGTAAGGCTACGAAAGGAAAAAGCTAAATTAAAGCTTAACGTAAGTATTCTTGCTGAGCAGGTTATGAAAGATTACGGAGCAGAGTACACACATAAACTTATCGGTTATAAGGAGGAACAATAAATGGCTAACACATTAGATCAATTAGTAGAACAAGTACAGCAATGGAGTATTGATAAAAATTTACACAATGGTAATTCAGATAGACAAGCACTTAAATTCTATGAAGAAGCAGGCGAAGTTGCATCAGCATTATCTCGTGGGCAAATGGACGCATTAAAAGATGGCATAGGCGATACAGTCGTTACATTAATCATATTGGCACAACAGCATGATATGACGTTACAGGAGTGTTTACAGTATGCATATGATGAGATTAAAGGGAGAAAAGGAAAGACAATCAATGGAACATTCATCAAAGAATCAGACCTTAAAGAGTAAGGATATAGTAGCAGAGATTAAAAGAATACTTGGTAAGGAGTGAACGCAATGTTTAAACGCATACTAAAAATATGGTTCATCATCGCTGTGTATGAACTTAGTAAATATATAACTAACGAATTAATCGTTTTGTTGCAAAGTGAAGATGATATTGATACTGCACCGAATGACTTTGCATTAGAAACGGATCAATTCGATTTAAACAGAATTAAAGCAGAGGTGAGTGAGTAGTGTTCGAAAGAATAAAACAACCAATAATGTTTGCTAAACAAAAAGAAAAATGGGTTGCAGTTTTAGACGAACCTGAAAACAGAAAGTTATTTGAAGAAAAGTATTCGAACAATAACGGTGAATGGGAAATTTTCTATAAACCTCATGACGAGTTTTATAAAAGTTTAAAAATAGAAATAGAAAAAGAGAAAGTTGAAAAAGAAATACAAGCAGCAAGGGAAGGAAAAAGAAATTAAAAATATAGGAGAAGGTGAGTGAATGATGGAATGGTTTCAGTTAATTGCGATTGCTATTCTGTCTATAATGTGGGCGGTATCAACGTATAAATGGGTAAGGGCAGAACGGAAAGCGAAAAGATATTATGACATCATGATAAAAACGTGGAATGAGAATACACGGATAAATAATCAATTGCGTAACAATCGAAAGACAGACTTGATAGATGATAGGACGCACATACAAAGAAAGTCAGTTGAAATGGAAGATAAAGATAATAAATGCAACATAGGAAAATACGTGGTCGAGTTAAATGACGAAGTATATTTAGTGAAAAAATATATAAACAGTTACGGAAATACATGTATTATCACTGACAACATATTTGAAGCCTTATCTTACGACGATTTAGATTCAGCTAAAGAAGATGCGCGTAATTTTAACGGACGTGTACTACAACACAAACCTAATTTAGAGGTAGTGAAATGACTTATTGGATAGTATTGGTACCTATTGCTTATCTCGTTTGGATAATAGTTAAAAGTAAAATGGAGGAATGAACGTGTACTCAAAAGAAGCTATTATTAACATGATTGATAATTACCAAATGACGTGTAAATATCTAGTTACGGTTATACCAGAATGTGATAGTAATTCGATTGCTCAATATGGCATACAAGCGACGTTACCTAAACCACAGGGGCAAAATAGCAGTAAGGTTGAAGATGTTGTTATACGTCGTGAGAGAATGAGTAAACGACATGCTCAGATGTTAGCAGAAGTAGAATTTATTAATCAATCGCAGCAGAAGTTAGGACATGTTGATTTCATATTCTTAGATCATTTGAAGAAAGCTAAGCGTAGAGATGAGATTATTAAAGTTATGCCTAACTCACGATTAAATAGAAACAACTTCTTAGCACGTAAAGATGAATTAGCCGAAAAGATACACTTACTACAATGACAAAAATGACGTAAATGACTGATGTGACAGTCTTTGAACAAATATTAAAAATAATATTAAAATTAACATGTGGGTTGCGGAAACAACCTACACCTAATGCTTTTGTTCATAGTACTCCTTTCTGTAAAAGTTAATGTGAATAAATACTCGTTTATACATCCCTTAAAATATAAACGAACGAACCTATCTGAGAGAACACTCAGGTAGGTTTTTTATTATAAATTTATAGAGTTATTAACGCAAAGTAGGTGGTAGTATAAGATGACTGAATTAAATAAACGACAAAGAACATTTGCAGAAGCTTACGCAATACCCGGAACTGAATGTTATGGCAATGCTACTAAGTCAGCTATTTATGCTGGTTATAAAGAAAGTAGAGCAGAAGTTACTGGAAGTGAATTAGTAAGAAATAGTAAGGTACAAGAATATATCAAGGGGGTAGAAGAGAAACTCTTTGACGAGCAAATAATGAGTGGCAAAGAAGTTCTGTATCGCTTAACTAATACAGCAAGAGGTAATACGGCAGAAATAGAACCAGTAGTAACAAAAAAAGGTGATTATAAACTCAACCCTTCTACTGAAAAATATAATCTTGTATATGATGAAAGTATTGAGTTAGTTAAAAAGCCACCTAAGATAAGCGACCAAAATAAAGCACTAGAATTATTAGGTAAACATCATAAATTGTGGACTGAAAAAGTTGAAGCTGAAGTAACCACACCAATATTTGTTGATGATGTTCCGGAAGATGATTAATCATGGCCGAAAGACCAAAAATCAGTCCTGCAAAAACAATTGGTGGTGGCTATAACAAATTCTGGCACAACAAAAACTTTTATAGAGTTGTAAAGGGTAGTCGTGGTAGCAAGAAATCAAGGACGACTGCACTCAACTTTATTTATCGTTTAATGAAGTATGAATGGGCGAATTTGCTCGTTGTAAGACGATTTAGTAATACAAATAAACAATCAACATATACAGACTTGAAGTGGGCTACAAACCAATTAGGTGTAGCTCACTTATTTAAGTTTAACGAGAGTTTACCAGAAATTACTTACAAGAAAACTGGCCAAAAGATTCTGTTTCGTGGTTTGGATGATCCTTTGAAGATTACATCAATCACAGTTGATACTGGAATATTATGTTGGGCATGGTTTGAAGAAGCTTATCAGATTGAAACGTTTGATAAATTTAGTACCGTTGTCGAATCTATTCGTGGTAGTTATCAAGATGATAATTTCTTTAAACAAATTACAGTTACATTTAACCCATGGAGTGAACGTCATTGGCTTAAACCTACATTCTTTGATGAAGATACACGATTAAACAATACATTTTCATACACGACAACATTTCGAGTGAATGAATGGCTTGATGATGTCGATATTGCACGTTATGAGGACTTGTATCGTACAAATCCTAGACGTGCAAGAATCGTATGTGACGGAGAATGGGGCGTAGCTGAGGGACTTGTATTTGATAATTTCGAAGTGAAAGAGTTCGACTGGTTGAAAGTATTCAAACGGACACAAGAAAAAGCACATGGTAGTGACTTTGGTTTTACTCACGATCCAACTACATTGATTAGTACCGTTGTAGACATGAAGAATAAGGAATTATGGATATATGACGAACACTATGAAAAAGGTATGCTCACTGATGAGATATATCAAATGTATGTAGATAAAGGATATAAAGATGCGCTTATTGTTGCAGATAGTGCTGAGAAACGTTTAATTGCAGAGATTAAGCGTAAAGGTATTCCTAATATTAAACCGTCAATCAAAGGGCAAGGCTCAATCATGCAGGGTGTTCAGTTTATACAAGGCTTTAAGATATATGTGCATCCCACTTGTGTAAATACGATTGAAGAACTCAACACTTACACATTCGAACAAGACAAGGAAGGGAATTGGCTCAATAAACCAATTGACGCTAATAACCATTTGTTAGATGCACTTAGATATAGCCTAGAACGTTTCCATTTACCACATAAACAGACAAAAACAAATGTTAGGAAGAATATTAGCACAATCAAATCAATGGGCTTATAAGGAGGGATAACGCTTGTTAAAAGTAAATGAATTTGAAAGAGATGCAGAGTACCGACAACATCGAGATAAGATATACAGACGTGACGCAGTAGAAATATATCGTTACGACGGTACGTTAAGCGAGATATTAGGTGATTATGATTTTATTAGCGAATGTATTAGTCATCATCTAGAGGCGCAAGTCCCTAGATTACAAATGCTTGACGATTACTATCAAGGACTTAACTACAACATTATGCGTAATCGTAGACGTAGAGAAAGACACTTAGCAGATAATCGTGCAGCACATGACTTTGCATCATACATCGCAGACTTTATTAATGGTTATTGTTTCGGCCATGCAATACAAGTACAAACAGATGACGAAAGTACACAAGAGAAGATTAACGGACTACATAACCTAAATGACATTGATACACACAACCGTTCAATCGGACTTGACTTATCTATCTTTGGGCGTGCTTACGAATATATTATCCGTAATCAAGATGATGAAGTGAGATTGTATAAATCTGATCCACGTCATACATTTGTGATTTACGATAATACGATTGAACAAAATAGTTTGATTGCAGTGAGATACTGGCAAACGTCAACAAGAGAATATGATGACACAGATATTTACAATGTAGACATCATTACACCTAATGCAACTAATTTCTTTTATGCTAATAAGTCTACTAACCTATCGCTGCAAGAACGTAGACCACCAGAGCCACATTCGTTTGGTAAGGTAACAATCACAGAATTTAGCAATAATGAAAAGCGTCGTGGAGACTTTGAGAAAGTTATTCCACTTATTGACTTATATGACAATGCACAATCAGATACAGCTAACTATATGAGTGATTTAAACGACGCAATGTTATTGGTAATCGGTAATATAGAACTTGATAGTAATACAGCACAGTTACAAAAAGATGCAAATGTATTTCATTTAGCACCTCCAGAGTACACAAATATGGATGAGAGAACGACTGAGGGTAATGTGGATGCTAGATACATCTACAAAGAATACGATGTAAGTGGCGTTGAAGCCTATAAAGATAGAATTAGTCGTAACATTCATATGTTCACTAACACACCAGATATGACTGATGAAAACTTTGGTGGCAATCAGTCAGGTGAAGCTATGAAATATAAGCTGTTCGGTTTAGAGCAACGTACTGCAATAAAAGAAGGTTTATTCCGAAAAGGCTTGCGTAGACGTTATAAGTTAATCGGTCAAATTATGAGCATCAATCGTGAGTTAGATAAAGATGCTATTCAAGATTTAACATTTACATTCACACGTAATATACCTAAGTCAGTAAAAGATGAAATGGATATGTATTTACAAGCTGGTGGACAAATCAGTCAACAATCATTGATGTCACTTGTGTCGTTCATTGATAACCCACAACAAGAAATGGAACGTATCGAGAATGAAGAAAAAGAGAATGATCAACTTGAGTACCCTACAAACGACTTAAAAGAAGTTGATGACAAATGAGTGAAAAAACATTTGAAGAAAAATTAAAGGATATGTCCAAAAAGCAATTAAAAGAATACAGAAAAGCACGTAAACAAGGTTTGAAATACTGGCGTAAGCGTGCTAAAGAAAATATGCAACAAGAACAAAAACACGACGATGAAGTATTCGATAAAGTCAAGGAAGTCACTTCTGATATGTTGAGAGAAATCGACAAAGAAATATCTAACTTCTATGTAAAATATGCTAAAGATGAAGGTATTCCGCTTGCAGAAGCTAAAAAGAAGATTGATGAAACAGATATTAAAGACTTAGAAAGTCGTGTTAAAAAATATGTTGCAACTAAAGATAAAAGCGAGAAAGCTAATCGTTTGTTAAAACAGTTTAATACAAAAATGAAAATTTCGAGAGAGCAAATGCTAAAACAACAAATTAGAGCGATTATGATTAATGGTACCGGTATTATTGACGAAGAATTTTATAAATACTTCGAAAACGCGGTACAAAGAGAAATAAAACGACAATCAGGTGTTATAGGAGAGTCGCTCCAATTAAAACCATCATATATTCGAGCGATTGTAAATGCTGATTTTAAAGGTAAAAAATGGAGCGACAGGTTATGGGATAACAATGGAAAAATTCAAAAACGAGTTGAAGATGTAGTTAGTCAAGTAATGTTGCGTGGTAGACATCCTAACGAGTTCGCTTCGAAGTTAGCGAAAGATTTTAACGTTAGTATGTATGAAGCTAAAAGATTACTTCAAAGTGAAACAGCCAGAGTTCAATCAGAAGCACAAAAATTACATTATCAACAAACGATGAAACCAGACGCTTATGTAGAATACATTGCTAAAATTGATAAAAAAACATCATTATTATGTAAAGGTATGGATGGCAAATTAATTAAAGTAAAAGATTTAAAACCAGGTATTAATATGCCACCTTTACACGCTTTTTGTCGTTCGACTACTGCACCTCATATAAAAAAAGATGAGATAGACGAATTCTTCGAAGAATTAGAAAAAGAATGGGAAGGTGATGTGTTTGAAAAAGATGAAGGCGAAGAAAAACAACCAGAAAAACCGCCTGGCAAACCTAATCAAACACAACCTAATAATAATGATGAGGAAAAAGTACCTAAACAACCTGAACCAGCTAACGAAAATAGCCAACCAAATAATTCTACTGACAAGCCAGGTAAAGTGAAGCCACCTAACGATTTGAACAAACGCCCTGACAAACAGTTAGAAGAAATCGACGAAATAATAGAAGTAGTAGAAGATACTTTCGAAGAACAATTGCCTAGAGAAGATGTAGACAAAATCGTTGTAACTCTAGAAAAAATTAAAGAAATCCCTGGCAAAACAGAAAGTAACGATCTAATAAATAAAAAACTGTCATTCTTGCCGCTTAGCTTATTAGCATTACTTATCAAATTATTAGAAAAAATAGGGGTGATATAGATGGACTATTCAAAAAGACTAGATGACGTTATGGATGAATACTTACAAGTGTTTGCAAAAGATCCAAACGATATTTTAACTGACGATATGACAGATTACGACAAGATTAAAAAGTTAGAACAAGCCATACAATCAGGTGCTTCTGATGGGTGAATTTCAAACAGCGCTTATTGATGTATTAAAAGATATTCATCATGAGTTAAAGCGTCTGAATGATACAAATCCTAGTAACCAAGCACAAGCGAAACTTAAGCAAGATAAGAAGAAATCATTCGAACCTAAAAACTTTATTTGAGGTGGTACTCATGAGAAGTCGTAACGTGAAAATGGTGATCCAATTATCTCGTTGGTAGCATACGTTAGCTACTTGACCTAAGTAAGTCATTAAACTGCTCATAAATTATAACTAATTATAAGGGTTAAGAAACTTGTTTCCCTATCAAAATAAATCTAGCGCACTAATCGGGCTTAACTGACTGATTGGGGCGCTTTTTTTTATGTGATAAATTCGAGGGCTTAACGTTTATGAGGAGGATAAAAAATGAATAAACGTGATTTTTTAAAAGCTAATCTTCAATTCTTCGCAGAAGGTGGAGACGAAGCTGAACGTAGTAATAATGAGCAGTCAGAAAACGATAACGCTAAAAGCGAAGAGGTAACTTATACACAAAGTGAGCTAGACGCAAAAATTAGTAAAGCTAGTGAGAAAAATAAACGAAGATTAGCAGAAGATTACGATAAAAAACTTCAAGAAGAAATTGAACGAGTGCGACGTGAAGAACAATCTTATGCAAAGATGACGCAAAAAGAAAAAGAAGAACAAGAGTTATCTAAACGCGAAAAAGCTATTGCTGAGCGTGAGAAAGCACAAGCACTTAAAGAATTGAAGTCTGATGTAGTTGATGACTTGAAAGAACAAGAACTCCCTACATCATTTGCTGACGCACTTATCAAAATTGAGGATAACGAAGAAATCAAAGAAACTATCCAACAAATTAAAAAAGATTTTGATAGTGCAGTTGGAGAAAAAGTCAAAGAAGCTACACGTCAAGCTACACCAACTAATCAAGGTAGTAGTTTTTCACGAAACCAAAGTAGAAAAGAAAAAGGTTTAAGTAGTATTGCTGATGAAGTAAGAATTATTCAATAAACGGAGGAATTAAATGATGAATGAAACTAACAAGTTAAAGTTAAATTTACAACATTTTGCTAACAACGATGTAACACCAGCAACTTTTAATCCAGATAATGTAATGATGCATGAACACAAAGAAGGAGAATTGTTAAACAACTTTACTAAACCAGTTTTACGTGAAGTTATGGAAACTTCTAAAATCATGCAATTAGGTAAATATCAAGAAATGGACGGAACAGAAAAAGATTTCGTTTTTTGGGCAGATAAACCAGGAGCTTACTGGGTTGGTGAAGGTCAAAAAATCGAAACATCTAAAGCTACTTGGCTTGAAGCTAAAATGAGAGCTTATAAATTAGGTGTTATTTTACCAGTTACAAAAGAATTCTTGAATTACACTTACTCAGATTTCTTTGAAGCCATGAAACCTATGATTGCAGAAGCATTTGCTCGTAAGTTTGACGAAGCTGGAATTTTAAATGTTGGAGATAATCCATTCAACAAATCTATTGAACAATCAGTTCAAACTGCTGGTAATGTGATTAACGGTGAATACAATGAAGATAATTTATTAGATTTAGAGGCATTAGTCGAAAACAATGATTACGATCCAAACGCATTTATTTCTAAACGAACAAATAGAAGAGCGTTATCTAGCATTGTTGATTCAGTTTCTAATGAAAGATTGTTCGAAAAAGGAAAAGGTAGAAATGCTATTGATACTTTAGATGGTTTACCTGTTGTGAACTTAAAATCATCAGATTATAAAGAAAATGTCATTTATACAGGTGACTTTAATCAATTATTCTATGGTATTCCACAACGTATTGAATACAAAATCGATGATAGTTCTCAATTATCAACTATTAAAGACGGTAACGGTGAGCCTATTAACTTATTCGAACGTGATATGTTAGCATTACGTGCAACAATGCATGTAGCTGTTCACATTGCAGATGATAAAGCATTTGCGAAGTTCGAAGGTACACCAGCGCCTAAACCTGAAACTGTCTAATTAATCTAAGGAGGTCTGACACATGGCTTATTCATACGAAGTAGTACGACCATTTGTAGACGCAGAAGATAACAAGCCATATGAAGTGGGCGATATTTACCCTACTGACATTACAGATGAGCGTATTACTCAATTACTACATGCTGATAACAAATATAATAAACAATATATTAAGTTAGTTGTTGATAGTAAGAACACAAAAGCAGAATTAATTGAAATTGCACACAAACACGGTATTGAAGTATCTGAAAGTGATACGAAAGCAGACATCTTAGATACATTGGAGGGATAACATGGCAACATTAGATAATGTTAAGCTATTACTCTCAATTAATGACAATGTCCAAGATGAACTACTAAAAAGAATAATCGATAACACTGAAAAGCGTTTGATTAGCTTACTTCCTATCGGTATCGAAGAAGTTCCAGATAGATTGGAATACATCGTCGAAGAAGTAGCAGTCAAGCGCTTTAATCGTGTTGGCGCAGAAGGTATGACACAAGAAAGTGTAGATGGGCGTTCTAATACGTTTCAAGCAAACGACTTTGATGAATATATGGACGTAATAGATCAATACACGCCACGAACATCAGGCAAACGTGGGGCAGGTATTTTCTATTGAGATATAACAAGAGAGTCGTGTTTGCTAAAGAGACGAAAGGACAGTACAACCCTAAAACAAGTAGAACTGAAACATACGAAAAGCGCTATGATGAAATACCATGTAATATCAGTCCACTAAGTCCTAGTAAGACGGTTGTACAATACGGAGACATCAACAAATATATTAATGTTATACGTTTAAATGGTCGTTTTGAGCCTACTGTGACGCATGCTTATATTAATGATATTAAGTATCAGATTACGAAACGAATTGACTACGAACACGATACTGTGTTCTACGTTGAGGAGGTTAAGTAATGCCTAGTGGAGATTTAGATGATTTAATTAGAAAACTAGATAAAATGAATAAAAACATTGATAAAGATGCGGACAAAATTTTGAAGTTGAATGCTCAAAAATTCAATGCAGATACTAAAAAAAGTGCTAGAGCGGAGATGAAAAAAGGTTATTGGACTGGTAACTTAGCCAGAATGGTTGAAGATACTAAAATTGGTAATCTTAACTACAAAATAACGTCGAACGCTCATTATTCTGGTTTTGTTGAATATGGAACACGTTACATGGAACCAGAAACATTTATGTTCCCAGTGTATAAAAAATATACTAAACAAGTCAGATCAGACCTGAGTAAATTAATTGATATATATACGAGGTCGATGTAAATGAAACAATCAGTGAATTTGCAATTGTTCAATTATTTTTATACAAGGTTTGAAGAACTTGGCGTGCCTATCATTCGCACAAGCGAACTCAATCAAGAATTACCTTATCCTTTCATCGCCATTCAATCTATTAGAGATGATATACATCGTTTAACTTTTGACACTTACAGTGGTAGTCCTACTGCAATTATCCATATATGGTGTACGGAAGATGATAAAGGTAAAAACGATGAGTTATATATTCAAGTCCAATCTATCTTACTAGATGAGATACAACTAGACGGATATACATTGACGCTTCCACAAATTAGTGTGAATGAGAGTACGGAACAAGAAACCAATCAAACGTTGTCACACACAACTATAAGTGTAGAGTACGCAAGTCATTAAGTTGGCTTGCGTTTTTTAATACAAAAATTTAGGAGGTATTCAAAATATGCCAACAAAACAAGGTACTGATGAATTAGTATTAATTCGTAAAGTCGGCGATAGAAAAGATGCTAACAAAGTAATGTTAGTTACTGAGTTAGAACGTGAAACTGAAAAAGACAGAGATACAGAGGCTACATTTGATGGCTCAGTTAACTCTGGTGGTACATTAGAGTCTACTGTAACGATTAATTGCTACATGGACCAAAAAGATACATTATGTGATGAAATTGAGGATGCTACGGAAGACGATACACCATACGAATTATGGGTGATCAATAAGCGTGTTCAAAATAGCGAAGGTAAGTACAAAGCTGAATATAGACAAGGTTACTGGAATAGTATCACTCGTACTAATGAAGCAGACGGTATCGCTGAATTTGAAACAGAGTTCGGTGTATATCTAAAAAAACAACGTGGTTATGCTACATTACCGCAAGCGATTGAAGAAAATAAAGCTGCTTACGGCTTCCACGATACTGTTGCATCTGATCCAGCAGACGACGGTTTAGCTGACAGTATTCCGCAACCAACAGAAGTTGAAACTGTATAAACATGAGGGGCAATATCCCCTCTTTTTTATTTGTGCAAATAAAAAATAAGTGAGGTATTTAAATTATGGAAATTAAATTTAAAGATAAAGAATTAGAATTATCATTTGGATTAGGTTTTTTAAACAAGGTTGATAAAGAATTAGGTTTAGAAGTAGAACAAATGACAATCGGACAAGGTTTGAATATGTTAGTCCCTAACCTTTCAAATGGGAATGTTGTTGCGTTAGCCAAAGTGATTAAAGCAGCAACTGCTCATCATAAAAAGAAACCACAAACTGATGAAGAACTAGAAACAGTTTTAGAAGATATTGCAGAAAATGAAGGTATTGATACTTTCTGTGAGCAAATCATTGAGGAATTGGGAAAGAGACCTTTAACCCGAAACCTAGTGCCAGACGAATACAAACAAGAGAAGAAAAGCAAGAAGTAAATGATGATGTACTGACATTTGATAGAGTAGTTGTCGTTTGCATGAGCAAACTAAAGATATATGACTTGCACAGAATAGAGATGATGACGCTCAGAGAGTTTAACTATCGTATGTATGCACTTGAATATGAGCAACTTGATAAAGACATGGATATGTATAAACTTGCCTTTGCTATACGTGACGCTCAAGCTGAACAAAAGAAACGTGGTGGCAGAAAAGGTGAAACTGAGTATCGTTTCAGAAGTGCTAACGACATTATGGACTATGAAGAAAACATTAAACGTCTTAATAGAGGAGAGTCACTCAAATTTGGTTCGGACTCTAAAAAAGAAGTTAATGCACCGTCTGACTTACTTAAATTAATCGCTCAACATAATAATCAAAAATAAGGGGGTGGGAATATGGACGAATATAAAATCAGCACCAGTATTACAGCAGATGCTAGTAAATTCAAGCGAGCAGTAGAAGCAGCAAAAAAAGTAGCTGAAAAATTCAAAAAAACTCAAAAAGATATTGAAGATACTAAACTTAAAGCTGAAATTAACGAGTTGAAAGCTAAATTACAAGAAGCTGAAAGAATGCTTAAAAAATTTGAGGATAACGATCGTTCTGTTGAATTAGAAGCAAATATACAACAATTACAAGCTAAATTACAAGAAGCAAACATCAAGTTGAAAGAATTTGAAAACAATGATAGAACAATTGAATTAACTGCTGATATTAACCGTTTGAAAGAAGAATTAGCAATTGCTAAATCTAAGTTAAAAGAGTTTGATAATAAAGAATATGATGTAAAACTTACCGCTGAGATTAGTAAAGCGATGACCGAAATAAATGCGCTTAAATCGCAGTTAGAAGAATTAAAAAGGGAAAACGCAAATTTAAAAATTGAAGTTGATAATTCTCAAGCTAAAAGAACATTGTTTTATACAAAAGAACAAATGAAAGCCTTTAGTAAAATGAAGGAAACAGCAAAACTTAATGCAGACGCTAGTGCTGCAAGACGAGCAATAGAATATGCTAAAAAATTGTTAAATAGTTTTAAAAGGCAAAGGGCTAAAGCTAACTTAGATGTTGATAGTGCAGGAGCAATTGCACATATAAAAGCGTTCAAAGCTATGCTACGTTCTATCCCTAACCGTGTTCGTACTCGGCTTGATGTAGATGGTGGTAACTCATTAGGTTTCTTTAGATCATTAGGAGCTGCGATTGACGAGTCAACTAAAACATGGGATAAATTAGCGACTAAGATTAGAACAATTGGAACTGTGTTAGGCAATATGATACAAGGTGCTTTATTATCTAACATCACTCTATTAGTACCGGCGATTGCTAGTTTAGTACCAGCTTTAATGGCAGTATTAAACGCGATAGGTGTAGTAGCTGGTGGCGCATTAGGTTTAGCTGGAGCCTTTGGAGTAGCTGGTGCTGGTGCAGTAGCATTCGGTGCTATGGGAATTAGCGCTTTAACCATGTTAGCTGATGGAACATTAGAGGCAACTAAAGAAACTGAGCGTTATGAAGCTTCATTAGATAGTTTGAAAAATGCATGGGCTGGACTAATTAAACAGAATCAGGCTCAAATATTCAACACATTAGCAAATAGTATTGATACTGCTAAAGTTGCGTTAGCTGGACTTACACCATTTATCAATGGCGTATCTAAAGGAATGGAACAAGCAAGCGCTAAAATGCTTGATTGGGCTAAAAACTCACAAGTAGCACAAAAGTTCTTTGAGATGATGGGTACAACTGGCGTAAGAATATTTAACAATATGTTAGATGCTGCTGGCTCATTTGGTAGTGGTTTAGTTAGCGTACTTACACAAATTGCACCTTTAGCCGAATGGGTATCACAAGGTTTTAAAAAAATGGGGCAAGCATTTAATGAATGGGCGCAATCAGTTGAAGGACAAAATGCGATCAAGTCATTTATTGAATATACTAAACAGAACTTACCATTAATAGGTCAGATATTTGGCTCAACATTTAAAGGTATCTTCAACTTGATGAAAGCATTCGCACCTAATACTCATCTTGTATTGCAAGGTTTAGCAGATATGGCTAACCAATTCGAACAATGGAGCGCAACGATTGCAGAGAGTGATGGTTTCAAGAAATTTATTGAATACGTTCAAGAAAATGGTCCTAAACTTATTCAATTATTAGGTAATATTATTAATATTATCATTAATGTAGCTACTGCTATGGCACCATTTGCAGCTGCAGTATTAGATGTTGCTATCGCTATGACAGATTTTATTGAAAAACTAACTGAGGCGCACCCAGCAATCGGTATAATGTTAGGTTTAATTGCAACGTTAGCTGGTATCTTTATGACGTTAGGACCACCAATTTTAGGCGCAATTGACTTTATTGGGACATTTGTAAGTAGTATTGGTGGACTAAGCGGAGTAATTGGCATTGTGACAGGTGCTATTGATTTTTTAGGTGGCGTACTTGCAGCATTATCTGGTCCAGTAGGTATAGTAATTGCGATAGTCGGTGCTTTAATTGGCGTGCTTGTATGGTTATGGAACACGAATGAAAGTGTAAGAGAAGCACTCACAAATGCGTGGGACGTAATTTCTAGCACGATAGGTGGAGCTATTCAGTCTGTTATAGATTGGTTTATTCAATTGTACGATAATATCATGCAAACAATTGAACCGTTAATTCCGATTTTCCAACAATTTGGCGATTTTATTAATCAAATTCTAGGTGTTGTGGTTGTACAAGCGATTAATTTCCTAGTAGAAGCGTTTAAGGGACTGTGGCTTGCGGTATCGGTAATTTTCACTGCAATTGGTGCAATCGTATCATCTGTAATTCAAATTATTGTTGGATTGTTTACTGCTTTCATTCAATTAATTACTGGCGATTTTTCAGGCGCACTACAGACTTTACAAAATACATTCACAAATGTGCTAAATACCATTTGGGGTGCGGTCCAGTCAATTTTTTCTCAAATTTCTAATTTTATATTTGCTAGTTTAAATTCTATACTTGGAACAAGCATTTCAAGTTGGTCTCAGATTTTCTCATCTACTTACCAATTTTTAAGTCAAATTTGGTCAAGCGTAACACAATGGTTTGGTCAAGTAGCACAAACAATAGCTTCAAAAATGGCTCAAGCGCTTGGATATATCATTTCTAATGGTAGTCAGTGGGTTTCTTCCATTGCCAGCACGCTTGCTAGTTTTGTTTCATCTGTCATTAGTGGTTTTGTCAGAGTGGTATCAAGTGTTACACAATATATGGCTCAAGCGCTAAGTAGAGTGATTTCTGGTGGAGCGCAATGGGTATCAGGAATTGTCAGTGCCATGTCTAATTTCGTTTCTAGCGTGATTAGTGGTTTTGTTAATGCTGTTTCACAAGTCCAATCCGGAATGCAACGTGCTTATAGCACAATTGTTGGTTTTGTCGGCCAATTTGCTAGTGCCGGAATGGATTTAATGCGTGGTTTAGTTCAAGGTATCATGAATGGAATGTCATGGGTAGTCAATGCAGCCAAGAATGTAGCACAAAGCGCAGTAAACGCAGCCAAAAGTGCATTAGGCATTCATTCACCATCAAGAGTGTTTAAAGAAATTGGTGGATATACAATGCAAGGTTTCGGAATAGGTATTGATAAAGAAGGTCGTAGCGTTGCATCTGGTATGGGTAGTATGGCTCAATCAATTACAGAAGCATTTAATAGCAATTTAGCAGTACCAGACATTACTTCTAATATGAAGAAAGTTAATGCTAATATGAACGCTCAAGTCCAACATACACATACTGTTCAAACAAACCCTTCACAACGTGTTGTTCGTATTGAAATGGACGTTAACAACGAAGCATTAGCAATGATTGTGAATGGTCAAACTGCAAATGATGATACGGTATTTTCATTCTAAGGAGGTCGTTCAATGGATATAGAAATTAAGAAAAAAGACGGACAGCGTTATACTTTGAACGACTTCGGTTTCAAAGTGACGAATGTGACCGTTGAAAGTATTGAAAAAGAAACGGATTACGAGAAAAAAGAAAATACAAGTGGTCGTATCCTTCTAAGTAGTCAGTATCGTAAACGAACTATTACAGTTGATTGCTATGTGGTTTCTACTAAGCTAAACGATAATTCACGTTTACGAGATGAATTTTACTCGCTAACTAATAGTAACGAACCTATTCATATTAGAGAGTTAAGACGGACAGTTCCACTTAACTATCGTTTCGTACAACCTACCGAAGATGACTATCAAGAGATAGACGAATATAACGTTCTTGTATTTAATCACGAGCCATTTAACGATAATCATTATGTGAATGGTAAACAATATCAAGTTATGTGTTCAGATGTAGTTGTACCCGAAGAAAATGGTCGTAAGATTAACTTCTCAATTAAATTTGAAACGGTAGAACTTCCATTTGCTGAAAGTATCGGAACATCATTGGAATTAGAGAAACGACCTGACAGAGAATTATGGTCAAATGATATGTTAATTCCTTTTGATGAAGAAGATACACGTCGTAAGTATTCATTTACTAATGTATATAACAATTCAGTGTACTATCACGGGAATGTACCTAATGATCAATTCAATTTATTTAAAAAAGTAACAGTGGTATTAGGAAAAGATGTTAAAGCAACAGAGATATTCCAATTTACGCTAGGTAATAGTGATGTTATGACAATCGAAGGTGCCAACCTAAAAAAAGGCGACAAGATTGTCTATGACGGTGTACAGACATTTAGAAACGGTATTCCTATTAATGACTTAGCATCAAATGCACAACCAAAGTTTTATCCCGGCTGGAATAATTTTGAATTTAATCAACAAGTTAAATCAGTAACATTTGACTTGAAATTTTATTACTTGTGAGGTGTAGACATGCCAATATTAGTTACTCCAATACGTGGGCGTAGTATTCCATTGTACGTGTCTACTACCGAAACATCTAAACTTGGTTCTGATATAGTCTTACAATTTGAAATTGTTGAAGATGAGTTTAATTATCAAATTGTCAGAGGTTTACAAAAAAGATGGACGATTTCAAGAGTACAAGGTCCAAAGGATAAAAGAGAATATGTAGTATTTATTATCGACAGACAGACACATGGTAAAAAACAACGTGTGTCTGTTTCTTGTCGTTATAAACCATTAGATATCATTAAACACACTCGTATTTACGACACAATAGATGGTAGTTTTACTGCTAATAATTTTCTTAAACGGATTTTTGATGGTACAGGATTGAAGTATAAAATAGATGGTTCTCTTGGTTCATCTCAATTTGAAAATGCTGGTGAAGGTGAAAGTTTAGAAGATTTGATTAAGAAGTTTTGTAGCCATTTTGACGTAGAATTCGATATTGAATTTAATAACAAAAAAGGAACATATACATTTGTATTTACACCATTCTTAAATAAAAATGCTAGTTATCATATAGATGATGAAATCAACGCCAATAATATGAAAGTTGAAGAAGATAGTAGTGAGTTATACACATACGCTGTTGGTTACGGTGATTATGATGAAGAAGAAGGTAGTACAGCAGCTGGCTTTGTTATGAAATTTGAACACCCGAGTATCAAAGACTATGGTCGTTATGATGCTCCACCAATTAAAGATGGTCGTATCAAAGATGAAGAAGTGATGCACCAAAAACTTCAATCGTTAATCGAAAGTTCAGTTAAAACATCAATCAGTTTAGACTTCATCGCTTTGAACGAACATTATCCCAACGCTGTTCCTAAAGTAGCTGATATCGTTAAGATTAATCATTCTATCTTAGGTATTAATGAGTTTGTTCGTATTGTTGATGTAAAAACGGTAAGGGATAAAGATAATATTATCGTTAAACAAGATGTGACGTTAGGTGATTTCAAACGTGTAGATAGATATAAAAAACGTGTAAGTGAAGCAGCGGCGGCAGTCGGGAAATTAGGTGGTCAAAATAGCTTTGTTCACACATATAAAGTAACGACTGCAAAAACAAATGCAGCTATTAAAACTACACAACGACAACAAGAAGATAGTGCTACTAAAGATATAAAAGCGACTAAAGAAGATGGCACAGTCGTTAATTTAAGTAGTGCTGATATTGTCATTGATGCTAATGGCAACTTGAAACTAAAGTAGGAGGTTTGAAATGAGAAAAACGATATATACCGACTTAGATGCAATATTTGGCGCTCGTTTTGTTAGAGAAAATGAGTTAAATTTTATTGCTACAAGAGATATGTTAACAAATATTGAAAAAATACTAGATAAACATAGTCGAAATGAAACAAAAGCACATACTGCCGACCAAATTAAGTACACATTTCCTACTGGTTCTAGTACCACAGTTGATAAAGAACTTCGTTATCAAAATGAACGTGTTAGAAACTTAGTATTAGGTAATTTAGGAAACGGCCAACAAGAAGTGCGTGACAGTCGTGTTTCTATGGATGGTCAAAGCCACTCATTATTATCTGAACGTTTAAAACATGATTTTTCATACATTGAAGAAGAAACAGATAAGTTGATGAATGTTACTGATGATCCTGCATATTTATTTAATCCACCTTACATGAAAAGTGCTGAGCGCGGTGTAAATGAAACACCATTAAGTAATGATCCAACTGAAAATTTAAAAGCATTCTACGACGTGTTTGTCGATAATAAATACTGTTTCAAAAAATACATTGGTAAAGACCAATCAAACAAATACAACGTATATAGTTATACATTTGAGCCGGAACATTACAGTAAAACAGTATTAGTCACTTGTTGTATTCATGGTAATGAGTATAGTGCGTTTTATGCTATGAGTCGTTTTATGAACTTAGTTGTAAACGAGTGGGAAAAATATCCACAACTCGCTTATTTACGTAAAAATGTGCGTATTGTCATGGTTCCTATCGTAAATCCATGGGGCTTTGCTAATCAAGAACGTGAGAATGTAAATAATGTTGATTTAAACCGTAATTTTGATTACTACTGGGAAAATGGCAGTGGTAAAAGTCCTAGTGGTAAGAACTATAAAGGCTCTAAAGTATTTAGTGAGCGTGAAAGTAGAAATATGAAAACACTCGTTGAAAGTTTAGACGAAATTACAGCACATATGGATTGTCACAACATTGTATCTCAAGTTAGTGACTATTGCTTATTCTACCCTAGATTTGCTAATCAACCTAATAACGAAATGACGCAACTTTTAATGGAATTGTCAAACTACGGTGATTATGTTACTTGGGGTTCAAGTACATTAGCGTCATTCTCAAATTGGGTTGGCATCACGAAAGGTATTACATCGTTTTTACCTGAAGTATATGAAGGTCGTGCTGGTAAACCTAGAGGCGCAGAAGAAATGTGGCGTAGCGTATATTACTTAGGAAATATTCTTTTAAGATTGTCGAGCTTATATAATGGTCAAAACGGAAGAACAGCAAACGAACCTATTGTTAAATCGTTTGTATATAGTAGCCGTTATAATAATTCTGGCGTTAAACCATTCTCACTTATCGCTAAAGATGGATATCAACGTATGTTAATGACTCAGCAACGTTTTAAAGTTACTGCAAATGGTTTTGTTGAATTAAATGGATCAATCACAGTTCAGTTATCTAAAGATACAGTATTTGGCGTTAATCCAGGTGTTGCACAAAACTACAATCCATTTAGTGGTAATGGCAAAACAAGAAGACGTCAATTATTTAAAATTGAACACAAATTACCGGCTGGCATTCATACTATTCCGTTACATGCAGTGGCACCTGTTCAATTTTCTACAACAACACCTGACAATGTTAAACGTACAAATGAAGTGATGGCAGTCGTAGATGTTATGCGAAAAGAAGGATATGCAAAAGTATTGAATATGGTACTCAATGTTAAATTCACACCTAGTCATTCTCATAATGCTGTTCAAATGTTTACTTCAACAGGATATGGCAACCAAAAAGAGCAAACATTCAAACAAATCTATCCAAATAAACCAGCACCGTTTGATGTTCGTAATAAGATTATTACTAAAAAATAAGGAGGTTTTTAAATGGATGGTTTAAAAAAAGAAGCGAAAATCACAGTTGTTGATGAGCCACGTTTGAAGCCTATTACTGACGAGAATATCGCTTTTTATAACATGGATATCAATACAGCAGTTTTAACGTTTCAAGTAAGAAAACAAGATTATCCATTAGAAATCAGTAAAGTAAATACTGATATTTATGCTTACTTTGTATCTGATAATGGATCGTCAACTGGACGTGTTCAAGTTGATTATGTTAATCCAATGCAAGGTATCATTCAACTTACTTTAGATAACGACTTTTTAAAAGCTGCAACAGACACTTATGTCACAGGTCAAATCTACATCAAAGCTGTTGGTCGTAAAGACACGGTTGTATTAAATGAATTCCGTTTCTATGTCAAAGATGCGTTAATTAATCAAATTGATGCCGGTATCAAAATTAGTTATATTCGTGAAATTGACGATTTAATTGATAACTTCAAAGAAAAAATCGAAAGTGTTTCACAAAATTTTAGCGATATCGAAACAGCTCAAGCTGATTTTACTGCGTTTGTAAATGCACAGAAAAATACTTTCATTAAACAAGTTAATGATATGAAGAATGAGATGAATGCATTTGCCAACAATACACAAAAAGACCTTATAGACCGACTAAACTCAATTGACGACAAAATGTTGCAAACGCTTAGTGAATTGGAAAATGGTACAGAAAATTTTGTTACTGAAGATGAATTAAAAACGTTACTTGCAAATTATCCAACTAACGAACAACTGACTACACAATTAGATAGTAAAGCAAATGTAGGAGATGTTACCGGAAATCAATCAGCTGAATTACCTGATTTCGATAAAATGATTAAAGAAAAAGTAGATGAAGCACTTGCTAATGCAACATTACAACGTTTCACATTTACTGATGACAACGGATATATTCCTAGAATTGATAACCCTGACCTCTATACTATGAGTGGTATTGACGCGTCAGGTTTTTATTATGCCTACAACCCAGTTAATTCACCTGATTCAAACAACCAAAGTGGTTATTTACTTGTTATGGCAAGAAGTAGTAGTTATAAGAAAGTGTTATTCTTCCCATTCAATCGTCATGTATTTTATTCACGCAATAAGATGGGCAATACAGCAGGTTGGGGAATTTGGTACGATGCAACAAATAATATAAACGTAGGTGAAATGATTGCAGATGTTACTGAAACTTAATAGAAAGAAGGTGCTAAATAGTTGGAAGATGTAAAAGTCAAAATTATTCAGTCCGAAGAATTTAAAACCTTCTTTTATGCCGGAGATTTAAAAATGCTTTATGTATTGATTTTGTTAATGGTCTTAGACATATTAACAGGAACAGCTAAAGCTATTAAAGATAGAAGATTATGGTCAAGAAAAGGACTGTTTGGTTATGGAAGAAAGATACTTATTTTCGTCATAATTGTTGTATCTAACGTAATAGATCAGATACTAGCTTTAAATGGTGGACTAATTATGATTACAATCTTATTTTATATCGCAAATGAGGCTCTATCTGTAGTTGAGAATTGTGCTGCTATGGGCGTACTAGTACCTAAACAATTAGCTGAAAGGTTAGCAGTTATAAAAAATGAAGGAAGTCAACCACCTTCAATTACCACTGAAATCAAAGAAGAAATGACAACGAAATATAATAAAGAACTCGAGGATAATGAAACATCAGAAATAAATATCAAGATGAGAAAATAGTCGGCGTTTACACGTCGGCTTTTTTATTATACAAAAAGGAAGGTGGATAAATGGCAATTTTACCTTCATCTGGCAAACCGACAGCCAAGCAGGTAGTAGCATGGGCTAAATGGTTAGCTGATAACAATAAGGGTGTCGATGTGGATGGTAGGCTAGGGTTCCAATGTTGGGACTTGCCTAACTATATCTTTGATAGGTATTGGGGATTTAGAACATATGGAAACGCTGATGCAATGGCACGACGTGACCAATATCCAAATAGTACATGGAAGATATATACGAATACACCTAGTTTTGTGCCGAAGCCGGGTGACGTTGTGTGTTGGACATATGGTGCTTACGGACATACAGCGATTGTAGTTGGTCCTAGTGATACTAATACATTTACGTCAATTGATCAGAACTGGTATGGGGCTAACCACTGGTACGGGAGTAAAGCTGCATATGTTAAACATAGTTACAGTGGTATGGGTGGTAATCTTTATTTCATCAGACCACCTTATAAGGAAGAACCTAAAACTGAAACGCCACCTAAAGATACAACACCTAGTCAAGATAAAGGGGATACTTCTTCAGACAAACCGACATCAGAAACTAAAAAAGAACCGCTTAAAGAGCAAAAAGTTATTACGGTAACAGCTGAAGATGATGAGAAAGTAGACTATCCTAGATTTATACCACATAGAATTGCTAATGGAGAAGTAAGAGGTCACAAACCTAAAGGGTTAGCAGTCAAGAACGCTGGAACAATGTGTTCAGTACAACAGATGTATTATGACAGAAACAAATATATTTCTAATTCTGAATATCCGCATTTCTACATTGACCGTCACCACATTTGGCAACCACGATATACAGATGTCAAAGTACCTAGCGAACCTGACTATATCGTAATTGAAGTTTGTGGAGATTACAGTGACACCAAAACAGATTTTTTACTTAATGAACTACATGCAATTATATTTGGTGTTGGCCAACTAAAAGGGTATAACATTCCACTTAAACGATCATCTTTAAAAGTATCTGACGACTTATGGCGTACCGTTATGGAACATGGTAACTTTGATCCTTTAATTGACGGAAAACCTTCTTCAAAGGTACTTGATAAAGTAGAACAATCTTTACTCAATTTATATACAAATAAAGATAAACTACTTAAAAATATAAAAAGTGGTAAGACAACTAAGATTGATATTAAAGTTGATAAGAAACAGAAATCATCAAGCTCTACTTCTTCAAGTAGTACAGCTAAACCATCAACGTCTACGTCTACCTCAACAACGACTAAAGTTTCTAGTAAACCTAAAGTTATTGTTGTTTATAGTAACTACACATTTAATCAAGCAGTTAATATTCAAATGACAAGAGCGCCACAAATTAACTATGGTTCAGGTTGGTATAACGCTGGTCGTGCAGATACATTAAAAGCAATGAATAGTTTAGAAATTTGGAAAAGTTCAAGTCAAAAATATCAAATGCTTAATCTAGGTAAGTATCAAGGTATTTCAGTTTCAAAACTTAACTCTATTCTTAAAGGTAAAGGAACACTATCAGGCCAAGGGCGAGCTGTATCTGAAGGTTGTAAAAAATATAATGTAAATGAAATTTACTTAATTTCACATGCATTCTTAGAAAGTGGTTATGGTCGTTCTAACTTTGCTAGTGGTGTATATGGCGCTTATAACTACTTTGGTATTGGTGCTTATGACAGTAACCCTAACTACGCTATGACCTTTGCTAAAAACGAAGGTTGGACTACTCCAGCTAAAGCGATTATTGGTGGTGCTAAATTCGTTAGACAAGGTTATATCGATAGAGGCCAACAAACGTTATACAGAATGCGTTGGAACCCACAAAGTCCCGGAACCCATCAGTATGCTACTGATGTACGTTGGGCGCAACATCAAGCAAATACAATTAAAAGTTTATATGACGAAATCGGTCTAAAAGGTGAACACTTTATACGCGATCGATACAAACAAACATAGGACTACATGCTGACAGCGTGTGGTCCTAAATTTATGTAAAAGAGGTGCTTTTTATTGGAAATCTTTAAACAAGGAGAAGTAAACGCTCGAATCGATGAAAGAGGTATTGATTTGGGAGATATTAATGTTCAACTTTATACAATGGATAATTCTACTGTTGCTTTAGATATTTATTTAAAACAACGAAATCTTATTAGTAATCGCAAAGAATTTATTCCAGTTAATTTAAATCAAAGTAATTTCAAACCAATTTTACACTTAATAACTGAAGATAATTCAATTTTCACCAATGAAGAATTAGAAGTTGTTAAGGCTGAAGAAGGTCATGTGCGTTATCAAGTTTCTGACTACGTAACAAAACATGTAGGTCGAGTACAAGCTAAATTATTTTTAGTTGATAGAAATAATACTGATGATAGTTCGCATGTAGCTAATTTTTATTTCAAGGTAAATGATAGTGGTTTAACTGGTGCAATTGGTAGAGAAATACGAGTTGAAGTATTAGATGATATTGTTAAAAGAGTTATGTTGGAAAATATAGAAGACTTTAAAGGACCTAAAGGTGACTCTTTCACTTATGATGATTTTACTCCTGAACAGTTAGCAAGTTTAAAAGGACCTAAAGGTAAAGATGGTAAAACAACAAACACAACATCCATTGGAAGAAATTTAATTTCTGGGAACTTCAACCGACCTATGGTTACTTTTATAGATGATGATGGTAGAACAGAATTAAAACAAAAATGGGAGCCTATATTAAAAGAAAAGAAAAACAAACTAACTGTCGCATTAGTAACTAATTGGCTAGAAACAAAACAATCTACTGTTCTACAATGGGATGAAATTCATAAATGGGAAGAAGAGTATGGAGTAGAGTTTGTATCGCATATGCACACACACCCACACGCTAGTCAACTTACAGATGAGCAAATTGATTATGAGTTTAAAACAGCCAGAGATATTCTAAAAAGAGAAAATCTAACCTATAATATTATTGTTCAACCTTTCGGAGAAAATACTGCTAGTGTGAGAAAAATTAGTAGAAGATATGCAAGAGCTAACTTTGGTATTGTAGATGATATTAATACTACACCTTATAATACATTCAAAATGAAAAGAGTTCCGTTAGGAGAAGATATCTATAATACTTTCGAACAATACAAAGAGAAAATCGATAAGACTATACAAGAAAATGGTTGGCTAGTATTTAAGTCACATTCTCAATACGAAAGTTTTGATGAAAACCAAATACAATTAATAAAAGAAATTATTGATTATTGTCGAAAAAATGATGTTTTAGAAGTGACGTTAGAAGAAGGGCTTAATCTTACAGGCAATCTTATAGACATAGGAGATTATGATTCTAAAGCTATGGGTTCTGATTATTACATTTTAGATAATAACGGAAAAGTTCATTCAAAAGAAGAAAGTAAAAATTATGCAATTAATAAATTTAATACTGCTAATATAAATACATCATTAACAGATTTTAAAGATTATACAACATCAGTAACTCCTATCGTTTCGCCAAACAATATTGGTTTTCCTGATGATGCATCTGGAACTTTAATAACCTATAAAAATATACTTGCTCTTGCTTTTCAAATATTTATACCTAACAACACAGATCATTTATATAAAAGACGTTGGGATAATACGAATCAAAAGTGGACGGATTTCTTTTTAATTACAAATCCATATAGAGAAATAATGACAAGACATTATGCCACAACAGTGAGTGTAGGTGCAAATTCAAGTTTAGACGTAGTAATCAGCAATAGTGTTTTAGATAACATTGGTTTTAAAGTAGGAGATGTAATTAGTAGTGTGACTGAAAAAGAGTTGCCGATAGGTATTTTATATAACGCTTTTATTAGTGATACTAACAAAATAACAATTAGATATGTAAACGTTACATCCGAAAAAATCACTATATCAGCTAATTTCTTCAATTTTAAAATAACAATTAAGTAAGATAAGTCGGCACTTATGTGTCGGCTTTTTATTTTGAATAAGGAGTGGGAAGATGAAGAATTTTTTAGGTATTAATTGGCAAATTAGAATGACGCATTCAGTAGGTATTATTCAACTCATTGCAGGCGCAATCTTGCCTGTACTCGTCTATCTAGGTATTGACTGGCAAGCATTAACTTCATGGCATGCAGTTGGACATGCAATCATGCAAGTAATTTCCAACCCAATCGCAATCGGCACAATCTTAGTAAATATGTATTTCTCAGTCATTGACGGTACAAGCACAGGTTTAACAGATAGTCCACAAGCAAGAGCGTACCATAGACCAAATAATGATTAGGAGTGAATGTAAATGACAGAATATTGGAATGGCGTTCCAGTTAGATATGATCTATTACCGATAGGCACACGACGAAACGGAGAACGATTACACACTAAAGATGGCAAACCTAAATTTGCAGTAATACATGACACAGGTAATGTGAATTCGACTGCTCAACAGAACGTGAACTATTATAGAAATACTTACAACATCCCTTGGTCACAAGTCGCAAGCGCTCATATCTTTGTTGACGACAAAGAGGCAATTATTTGTATTCCAGTAACAGAGTGTGCATGGCACGTTATGTTAAACACTACGATTGATAACGCATGGTATGGTGCTGATGCAGACTATGCAGCGTTTGGTGTAGAAGGTTGCTACTTTACAGATAAAAAGCGTTCTCTCAAATCATTAGAGAATACTGCCAAAGTTATGGCATATTTAACTAAGTTTTGGAAAATCAACTATAAGAATGAAATGCCAGGCCATCAAGATATACAAGGCGATAAACAAGATCCGGGCAACTTACTTGCAGCATGTGGTTTAGGTCGAGATACACATAACTTTGATTTGTATGTTGCTAAGTATATGAATGAAACTAAAGTGCCAGTGATTAAAGGTAAGAAAGCTGGTAATAATGCTAAGAAAGTAACGAATACTAAATCTAGACCTAAAACTAAATCATATCAAGATGCTATCAACTATATGTATAGCTTGAAAGGTAAGTATGTAGACTTTGATGGTATGTATGGCGAGCAATGTATGGACTTAGCTGTTCAATACGTTTACCACATTACAGATGGCACAATTAGAATGTGGGGTAATGCAAAAGACGCAATCTTAAACGTATTCCCTAAAGGTTGGCAAATCGTTAAGAATACACCTAGCTATATCCCTCCAGTTGGTGCAATAGGCGTATGTACGACTGGTATTTACCAAGAATATGGCCACATCTACTTAGTATGGGACAATAGTGGTGGTACGAATACACAAACTGTTTTAGAACAAAACTTTGATGGTAATCACAACACACCAGCTAAATTACGTGTAGATAACTTCTATGGCACAACTCACTACATCGTACCGTCATTCATCAATGAAACTTACGATGTTAAGAAGATTACTAAAGTTAATATTCAGAAACCACAAGCACCAGTTATCAAAGAGAAGTTACCTAAAAACTTAACATGGTCTAAAGAGCCATACTTCAAAGCTAAAGCAGGAGAGAATGGCGTAACTATTCGTGAAGATGTTAAGAATGGTTATATGAAGAAAACTAAGTTATTCTACAAAGCTAATTTCAGTCCATTCTATGTATATGAAGTTAGAGAAGGATGGGCAAGAGTATATTCAGAAACTGCAAATTACTGGGTAAGACGTGAAGATCTAATCATCACAGAAAAACTTACGCCTGCTGGTGGTAAAACTAAAGCAGTTGAAACAGTCAAAGCTAAAGGACAAACGCAACAACAACAAAAGATTGCTAAAAAATCAAAACCTAAAGTAGCAGTAGGACAAATTCCACCTACTAAATTAACATGGAGTAGAAAACGTTACTTCAAAGCACAAGCCGATGCATTAGGCGTAACGATATGTGAGCGTCATGGTGGCAAAGGTAACTACTCATGGAATAAGACGAATATCACTTACCCACAAGGTCAAACATTCTATGTTTATGAAATCTTAGATGGTTGGGCTAGGGTACATGGAGAAAGTGATAATTACTGGGTATGGCATGAGCGTTTAAGAATAACAAAAGTGTATTAATATGTTATAATAAGTATATGAAATGGTCATTCATGAAATGTACTCAGTCATTACTGGCACAGACTGTATAAAGTGCCTGCATCACATTAACTGAGAATTCATATGTGCGGCTGACGAGCCGGTTTGCTGTGTCCTCGAATGAGGGTAGGTTATTGTGATGTATTTACCTACTAGATGATACGCTCTCTAGTAGGCTTTTTATGTTATAATTAACTCACAAGGGTTTTACACCTAGCTAAAAACATATAGTCATTCTTCATTAAGGCGCTTATTTTTATAAGCGCTCTATGATGTGGAGTGGCTTTCTTTATGTTAAAATAAAGATACCCAGTTTGTGATAATTAAAATAATTATCAGATTTATAAGAGGCAACACTATATTCTAACCACGTTCTTATGAGCGTGGTGTTTTTTTTATATAAACATATTATTTGCTAAATATACCCCTATGGGGTATAATACTCTTACTGGCATAACAGATAAACCACAGTGATGTGGTGAAAGGTGCAGTTTGACAAACGGCCGGGTGGAAACATCTAACTTATGCAATTGTGTAAAACTAAAGGTTATCATCTAGGTGGTAACACTAATGTGAGTAAAGCATTACTCCCTATGGCAAATGCTCGGGGAATGGGAAAAAGCCAAAGTACCGTTAATGCCGTCGAACATTAGATTTTTACATAAAGGTATGATAGTCCGAACCTATCAAGTAAGGGCGTGTACCATGATTTGTATCTGTGGTGGCGGACAGTAATACAATGAGAATGGCTAGTACGATGATAAGGAACGTCATGGCGAAGTGAAGCATTTCGTTATTCAAAAGATAACGAAACTTCTGGGGAAGCACTTCGTCGGTCAAAACAATTAATTTTACAATTGGCTAAATACAATGATATGTATTGGAAATTAAAACAAGCGAAAGCCTTCCCCCGTTAGTGACGAAAGCACCCTAAGACTTCACACGAAAGTGAATGAAGTTTGTTATCGTTTCGCAAAAACGGTAGCAATCTATCGCAAAGTAAAGCAGTCAAGGGACTTGCAAACCTTTGATTAATTGAAATCGGTAGAGTAGTCTCTAACGCAATGAGTGATTGGCCATTACCAATCGGGTGTAGATAGTACGTCGGGGACGGCGTGGATAAGAGAAGAACATATAATGTCTCTAAAGCTATCTAAAGTAAGGTGTAGTCTCAACCTATACATAAACCGTACCTTAACTGGTGCGGTCTTTTTTTATACATAAAAATAGTGTTACAAGCACTACCTACCCTGTAACACTACTACCATTAAAATTTAAAAGTAATCTCCCTTATATTAAGTGTATTGACCTTACCGTTCTCATTATACTTTCTAGA